CGTTCGCGAGTAATGTGGAAGGCGTACGAGCAACGCGAAAACGATGTCATGTCCGAGATGGAGCAGTTGGTGAAGCGCGTCATGAGCGAAGCGAATAGAGAGACCGCGTAATGGCAATCAATATCCCTATCATCAGCGAGTTTGACGGCACAGGGGTAAAGAAGGCTGTCAAGCAATTCCAGCAACTTGAGACTGTTGGCGAAAAGGCACAGTTTGCGATTAAGAAAGCGGCGATTCCTGCAGCTGCGGCGCTTGGCGGTTTGGCTGTTGCCCTTGGTGACGCAACTAAGGCGGCAATGGAAGACCAGCAGGAGCAGGCGGCTTTAGCGCTTACTTTGCAGAATGTGACTGGTGCTGGCGCCGCACAAACCGCGCAGGTTGAAAAGCAGATCAGCGCAATGAGTCGAGCGTCTGGCGTTGCCGATACTGAATACCGCAAAGCATTAGAAGCGCTTGTGCGCGGTACAAAAGATGTTGGCATTGCCATGAACGACATGAACCTTGTCATGGACATCAGCACGGCCACCGGCATGGATTCTGCCAGCGTTGCTGACGCATTGGCTAAGGCTTACCAAGGCAACTTCAAGGCATTGCGTTCGCTGTCCCCAGAGATGTCAACCATGATCAAAGAAGGCGCAAGCCTCAACGAAGTTATGGACGTGCTTGGTGGAACCTTTGGCGGAGCAACGGCCAACAGCGCCGAGACTGCTGCAGGCAAAATGAAGATTTTTAAAAACTCTATTAGCGAAACTAAAGAGTCAATCGGTGCAGCTCTGCTACCCGTGCTCGAAGCCGTGCTACCCGTGCTAAACAAGTTTGCTGCATGGGCCCAAGACAACCCCAAAGCATTCTTGGCTATCGCAGCCGCCATCGGAGCAGTTGCCGCCGCAATTGTTGTCACCAACATTGCCATGGCACTTAACCCATTCAGCCTAATCGCTGCAGGCGTGGCGTTACTTGTCGTTGCATTGGTTGCCGCTTACAAGAAGTTTGAGTGGTTCCGTGATGGCATTAACGCAATTGTCAACACCGTGATTGGCTTCTTTGCTGGCATGGTTAATGCCGCCATCGGCGCGGTTAACGCAATTATCAGCGCATATAACTCAATTCCAATTTTACCTGACATTCCAAAAGCACCATCAGTTCCAGTACCGCAGTTGGGTGGCAATACAGCGCCTCGTTCCGCTGCAGGTCGCATGGGCATCCCGCGCATGGCTGAGGGTGGCATTGTCAGCGCCCCTACTCTTGCCCTGATCGGCGAAGCAGGCCCAGAAGCCGTAGTGCCATTGTCGAGAATGGGTCAAATGTCAAGCCCAACAAACATCACCGTAAACGTGCAAGGCGCAGACCCACAACAAGTCGTCAATGCGCTTGAGCGTTATGTCCGCCAGAACGGTGCTTTGCCAGGTGCTTTGTTGTGAGCACCACCGCATGGAGAGTTAGAAACGAAACAAAAGGAATTAATTATTCTGGTATTCGTTCGCTCAACTTTTCTACGGGCCGCCAAAAGTTTATTGATAGTTACAACGGCAACACCTGTTCGGTCACTATTGCTAACAACAACGAGTCAACATTTTCAGGCAATCTTGGTGACCAACTTCGCCTAATTCCATCCACCAACGGCTATGAGGGCACAGCAATGGTGTTTTGGATCACCTCATTCGTGTACAACGATGAGCCCGGCACAATGAACAACAGCACAATTACCATTCTTGGCGAGGACAACATTGCGCGATTGGGTCGAGCAAGAGTTAATTCTGTTACCACAACAGCAGGTGATTATTCGCTTTATCAAGCACGCAAAATGATCAACGACAACGGCGCACCAGTAAACGGAGCATTCCCACCTGGGGCTCGAAGCACCGCGTCAGGTCAAACGTGGACAGGTTCTGTAGCCGACTTTATGCGCCAATGTTTGGACACCGAACAAGGTTATGCGGTTTACAACACTTCGCCTGGCTCACCATTGTCATCAGGCGGAACGATCACCATGTATGGCCGTGGCGCTGACGCAAGAGCTGCACAATACACTTACGGCCGCACCGCATCAACATCAACAATTGGTTATCAAGATATTAAACGTGACCAGTTTTTTGACATTTTCGCTAATCAGGTAACGGTTAATCCTGTCGGTTTAGCATCACAAATAGAATCCAACACAGGGTCGATTGCCGCTTATGGTGTTTATGGTGCCGACTTAACATCTAACGACAACACGACCACAGGCGCAGACAGCTTGGCATCATATTTGGTGCAAGTATTGTCTGATCTAAATCTGATAAATGTGGTGATTTCGTTTACCGACAAAACACAAGTAGATGGTGGGAACTTCCCAACAACTAACACATACCGTGATTGGTTGGCTGGCATGAAAGATTTACCAACTGTCAACTCTGTGCTTAAATACCGTAAGCCAGGTGACACCGTTGACCGTGATTTAAAAGTCATTGCCACAGGCTGGTCATGTTCAGCAACCCAGGCAGAAACAACATGGACGGTTTACCTTGCGCCGTTTACGATTTACAACTTCTTCATCCTAAACTCGACTACGCAGGGCGTTCTTGACGAGTCGCGGTTGAATTGGGGTTCGTAATGCTCGCATCAATGGTTTACACGATCTAAGGTAGGTGACACTATGGCTAACCCGTTTCCTTTTTCTGTTGGCGCGGTGCTGACCGCTGCCCAACTAAACGGCATCGGCGAAGCATTAACAAGTTTCACGCCTGTATGGACTGCAACAACCACAAACCCAGTATTAGGCAACGGGACACTTACAGGCCAATACACGCAAGTAAACAAATTGGTTTATGCAAGATATGCTTTGATTCCCGGTTCTACCACTACTTTTGGAAATGGCGACTACCGTTTTTCTTTTCCTGTGGCAGCAAAATCAATATCCAACTTTGGGCCTATTTTAAGTTCTGCCACATTTTTTGATTCCAATGTTTCGCAAATGTACAATATGGTTGCAACATCAGTTTCAGGTGATACCACAGTATTCCGAATATTGGCTTTTCTTAACTCAACACAAGATTTAAGGATTTTAGGTCCTACCGCGCCAGTTACCGTTGCAGTAAACGACCAAATATTTTTTAGTATTCTTTACGAGGCCGCATAATGAATTACCTTGACTTAGTTGCATCACATGAAAACGCAGACGAAGTACCTGACGAATACTTTTTTGACCGAATCCGTTTATGGCGTAACCGTGAACTTGCCCAATCTGATTGGACACAAGTAGCAGACAGCACAGCCGACAAGGCAGCGTGGGCAACCTACCGTCAAAAGTTGCGCGACCTGCCAGCAAGCAACACAGACCCTAAAAAAATCAAGTTTCCAAGCAGACCATCATGAGAGGTACACAAGTTTCCGTTACAACATCACCAACGCTGGTCGTCCCAGCTTGGATTGGTTGGCGCGAAATCATGTTGCACAACATCGGAAACGGAATTGTTTACTTAGGCAGTTCAACGGTCACTACCAGCACGGGTTTTTATATTGACAAAGAAGCCGGGGTAATACGCATACAACTACCACCAAACGAAACCATTTATGGCATCACATCAACAGGGACAGAAACCATGTCGGTGCTGTTGCCAAATGCTTCGTGAAATGGCGTTACTTCATCGGCTACGGCGCGCTAATTGCGGTCGTTTTGTGGGGTTGCGCTGGCTGTAGTTATGACGGCTCATATCGTTACCCGTGCCAAGACGCAGCAAACTGGAAAAAGCCAGAATGCGAACCACCGCTTTGCAACCCATCTGGCACCTGCACAAAAGACCTGATTTATGAGACCAAGACTGAAGCCTGAAGAACTACACGCTCGACTAATCGTGATAGTCGGAATTATCCTTGCCAGCGTCTTTGCCGTCACCGTGCTCGGATTTGTTTATGCGCTGATGTTTGTAACCCAACCGATCGGCCATCAATCACCCAATGACGCTGCGTTTATAGACCTGCTATCAACCTTGACCGTATTTATGACCGGCACGTTGTCAGGTCTTGTGGCCTCAAACGGGCTAAAATCTAAAGCGAAGGAGCCAACCAATGAAACCAAGTGACAAAGCCCTACTCGCCTCATACGGGCGTTCAATGCTCGCCGCCGTTGTTGCACTCGCCGTAACAGGCAACACCGACCCATCCGCACTTTTAGCAGCTGCGATTGGCGCGGTCTGCCCAACAGCGTTGCGTTACTTCAATCCTAAAGACATGAAGTTTGGTCGTGGCAGTAGCAAAGGCTAAGGCTGGCGTGCCAAACGCACGCGACTACATCGGCAACGCTGACGGTGCATCACCAGCGCCCCGTGCCGGCATGAACGAGTTTATTAAGCAAGTGACTGCGCACTCAAATGGCGCGTTTGTCAATCTTGGAAGTTGGGGTCAGCGCGACGTCAAAGGGAAGCCAGGAACCCTAAGTGTCCATGCAACAGGTCGAGCCTGGGATGCTGGATTTACTACAACCGAAAAGAACCCAAACGCAACACGCAAAAACGCTAAAGCATTTATTGACAAAATGATTGCTAATGCAAATGAGTTGGGCATACAAATGGTGATCGATTATTTCCCAAAAGAATTCGGCGCGGCATGGCGTTGCGACCGACAGGCTTGGAAAAACTATGACAGCAAAACCGTGTCAGGTGCACCTGGCGGGCGGTGGTTCCACATCGAGATTTCTCCACAGGCTGCAGACTCGGTGATCTGGGTAAAAGCCGCATTCTTAAAGGTGTTCGGGGAAATCCCACCTAAGGCTTGATCTATGTTCTAGGGTCGGAGTACCGACAAAAGGACAGGCAATGACTGACATCCAGATATTCGACTACAGCGTCTATACGGGAGTGATGGACAACGGTCAAGAAATCTTGGTGCAAATCTTCACCAACCCCGACTCGGGAAAGTTCCTCATGGGACAAATCGCATTCAGAATGGCATCCTCATCATGGGGCATGCCCATACCTTTGGAGAAACGATGAACTATTTTGCAGAGAAAATCATAGGGCTAGTGCTTTGTACAGTCTTTGGTGTTACGGCGCTCACAGGCGCTCCTGACGCGTCTGGTAGCCCGTCTGGGACTATCGCCTTAGCGCCTTTAGACGTTGCGGCATACCTAATTGAGCCAACCACGACTACCAGCTCAACGATCTACATTGACCCGTACAGCTCGGCTTGTGAGCAGTTCAGCGCGCTTGCCGTAAACCTTGGCTGGCCTGCCGATCAGCGCACCGTGCTTGAATCGGTCATGTTTAGGGAATCGCGTTGCATCCCTAACGCGGTCAACAGCAAAGACCCAAACGGTGGGTCGCGCGGCTTAATGCAGATCAACGGATTCTGGACACCATGGCTAACTGATGCCGGCATTATTACCGACGCAGAAAACTTGTTACAGGCTGATGTTAATTTGCGCGCAGCGTTAGCAATTTACAATTACGGCGTTGACCGTCACGGTTACGGCTGGGGGCCATGGAGTGCAACACGATGAGCGAAGGCACAGCATGGAATCAAGGCGAACTATCAGAAGAAACCCGACGAATGGTAATGGAGCAAATGATGACAACAAGACACGACATGGCAATCTTTAATTTGATTAACGAAATTGCAGACATAAGCACTAACCCACACGCAAGCATTATTCAGCGTCTTAAAAGTATGAAGAATTCGCTGTCATTAGAAGACCCGATGCCATTGCACGATGTGACTACACTTGACTTAGCAATCAAAGCACTACAAGCACATTCCTAACCGACAAGGAGATTCCGACAATGAAAACCTGCACGATCTGCAAAGAAACCATTGCCTACCCAGACATTCAAGGCAAAACACATTTCGTATGTGACGGCCGTGTGCCGGCAAGAAAACAAGCGCCATTCATCCAAGGAATGTTGGCGTCACAATCCTCTGCCGATGCGCGTTGGACAAAACCTGAACAAAACCAAGTTGACGCTGCGATCTTGCACGTTGCGCGCACTAAAGGATTCTTTACATCTGACGACATTTGGAAACATCTAGGCGACCAGTTTCCTGTCACCAAGGGCATCGCTGGACGGCTAAACGCAGCTGCGCGTCGTGGCATTATCCGCAACACAGGCGAACTGGCCTATGCACAGCGCGGTGGCGCGCATGACCATGCACAACGTCTAAGCGTTTGGGCAGGCATCTGATGGGCTTTGACCTAAGTAACTACGAGACAGTCGAGCAACGCCTTGTCCGCTGGTGGGCTGCTTATCCGAACGGGCGCGTGTACACCTGCATGATGAACTACACAGGTGACGCTTGCGTGTTCTATTGCGAACTATATGCAGACAAGGATGACAAGGTGCCAGTCGCGACAGGCTACGCAGAAGAAATTAAAAGCGACCGCGGGGTCAATGCCACATCGTTTGTAGAAAATTGTGAGACGAGCGCCATTGGTCGCGCGATAGCCAACTGTCCGTTACAAGCACCTGCAAGTGGCCCAAGGCCGTCACGCAACGAAATGCAAAAGGTGGAGCGCCTAAGCACACCAACCGACACACGGCAAAATCCTGTGCACATACCCTCTGGTGCATTTGCCACGCCTAAGCAAATCGGTTACATCAAGAAACTTGCCAAGGACGGTGGGTTTGATGACTTGCGTTTACTGGAACTTATCCAGCGCACATTGGACAGCGACGAAGCGGTGTTAGAGCTGCTGAAATCGCATGAAGCATCAAAGATCATTGAAGTGCTGAAATGATGTGGTTTCTGTGGGCAAACCTTGTAGGCATCTTGCTTGGTCTAATGCTGACGCTATTTGTAACAATGTTTGATGACCCTCGCAGAGTTGCTGGTCGTAAGCGGGGCAAACAATGAAACTTGACGCCAAGATAAGCGAAGCCGACTTTAAGGACATGGTGATCAGCGTTGCAAAGCGTTACGGCTGGCTAGTGCATCACGATCTGCCGGCACAGAACAGTCGAGGACGCTGGATGACAAACGTCCAAGGCGATGCAGGCTTCCCTGATCTGTTCATGGTGCACCCATTCCAAGGCGGTCGCCCATTGGTCATTGAGTTAAAAGCGGAGAAGGGCAAGTTGACGCCTGGACAAAAGATTTGGTTAAACGCTTGTGAGATGGCTGGCTGTCATGCAGCGGTCTGGAAGCCAAGCGACAT